GCTTCTAATTCTAGTTCAATACTTTCAACCTGATCAACAGCTTCGGCAATATCATCTTGCTCGCTATATATCCTGTTTAATCCGGGATGATAAATTGATAATAGTTTTTGTAATGCTTGGTATTGCTTAGGAACAAATAAATGTCCGTCCTTAAACATAATATGCCCAAGTGTCGCCTCACCTTTTTGCTCATCTTTTAAAGGTGAATTTTGATTAGTAGCATATCTAAGTTCTCTTTGCTCGTTTTTTTCTGGATCAAACCAAAGTAAACTACGTTTCCTACTGTGTCTTGATGGGATTGTAAATGTTAAAGGTTGCTTACCTATTAAATAGTAATGCCTATCTTTAATTTCCCATTGTGGTTTTTTAGGCTCTTCTTTTTTAGCCTTAGTCTTTTTTTGAGGCGCAACCTCAATAATTTCTTCTGCTTGACTTTCTTTCGCCATGATATAATAAAATAAAAATGTTAATAAAAATAATAACTACCCCCATCAATAAGACGAGGGTAATTATTAAAAAGTGATTATACTGATTTCAACAATACAAAGTTGTTGGCTCCTTGAACACACAAACATCTTTCAGATAAGAAGTGTACATTCATTTCGTCAACGTCGCTTGTATATGCTCCACCAACAGAACCAGTGATCCAAGTTTTCATACGACGATCATCAGCTTCAGAAGCACGGTAACGTACGTGAAGGAATGGTCGGCGGATGTTACTACCAAGGATTTGGTCATATACAGTTGATGTACCAGCTGGAACAAGTACTCCGTCAATAGCGTCTACTTCTGCGGCCCCAAAGCTTGAGTCAGCACCACGAGTAGAAGCATCGTTTAGATATTTCCAGTCAGTTTTGTAAAAATCATAAGAACCTCTACGGAATCCTGTAAATCCAAGATTCAATGCCATTTCTTGTGAGTTTTCAAATACACCATATGCAGAACCTGAACCCTGGCTTCCACCGTCAAGACCTGCTAGCATATCATCAAACGCAAGATTTGTAGCTCTATCTAAGAAAAGCATGTTTTCTTCAATAGCACCTTGGCCATCTAGGTTTTTAAGAATTGTATCGAATGAATCAAGGTCAGCTGGGAAAGCTCCATATACGTTACCACGTGCAGTGATAGCCGCAAATAAACCTTCAGTACCTTTAGCGTTTTTGCTATTTGCAGAAATACCCGCTAATGTATCGTCAACTTTTTCAGACTCAACCATTGCCATTTCAAGATAATCTTGATAGCGTAGACGAGTTTCTGATTCAGCTTTCAAATACCATAGGTATCCAGATGTTCCATCTTCAGTAGCAACTTCTACCCAACCAATCTGAGCTGTGTCAGATCCGTTAATTCCGTATTTATCTTTAATGATAATAGGTGAGTTAGAAAATTGCGTGAAAGAAGGCTCAACAGATCCTTGCATTCCGGCAGTTCCTTTTCCAAATTCAGAACCAAATACAAATACTTTAAGTCCTGCAGAGGCTGCAGTTGTTCCGTCCCAAGCAGCAGCTCCGAAAGGGTGCGCTTTTATAGTAGTATCTGTAATAGCTCCTTTTACAATTGCTTTATACTCAGTTCCAGTTGCTGGATCTAAAATAACGATTAAAGCATTTTCGCGAATTGCGTGTGGTTTTCCAGCTCCTACAGAACCATCACTATCTTGGATAGTAAGTTCAGCGCTGTCAGTAGCTGTAAGTGTACATGCATCGTAAGAAATGTGTAAGCGGTTTTGCTCACTCCATATAACTTGGTCAGAAGTCATAGGCATCTCAGCGCCAACCATATTTAAAAAGCCAGAAAGCGTACGGTTTCCATAACGCTCTACTTCAGCTTCATAAATCTCAGGAAGGTACTGCTGAGAGAAATCATTACCAGCACCACTAGTAAAATCTAGGTAGTTTCCGCTGGTAGCTTGTTTTTGTAATGTTGGGTTAATGTCCCCAAACAATGGTGATAGTGCCATTTATTTTAATTTTTAAGTTTTCGTTTTATTTTAAGTTTCGTAGAATCAGCACCAGTAATAGCCCTAACCTTTAAACCATTAATAAATACGTCGCCGCTTTGCGTTTGCCGTGGTTCATTGCTAATGTTTTTTGACTTAGCATTTAGTTCACGTATTGCATCTGCTTTACCTTGCTCGTAAAAATGATTTATTACTCGGTCTGGATTATTAGCCACATATAAAGCTTTATGATACCCAGTTAAATCTGACACTTCTCCTTGTTCGTTCAAGAACTTCTTGACAAAGTTATTAAGGTCTGATTGGGTTTCTGCAACAGAAGAATTATCCTTTAAACCGTATCTAAACTTTTTTTCACCCAATTTGAAATCAAAACCTTTGAATTCTTGGTTAAATAAGCCTTTAGTACGATTTTGGAAATCATCTGTACGCTGCTGTATAATTTGCTGCTCCTCATTGTATCGATTGAAAAAGTCAACTGCTTTTTTCTGCTCTTGAGTTACGCCCGGTCTCAACTTGATCTCGTCGTAGTATTTATCTTTTAAGCTTTCTAAAAAACCTTTGGCTTTTGCAACTTCTTCTTTATACGCAATTTTTTTCTTGCGAATATCTTTTTCGTCATCTATATCTTCATCCCATGTAAAGTCTTCCAAAAGAAGCGATACATCTTCCGCGTCTAGATGAGGTTTACTTTGGAGATAATATTCTCTCAAAAGCGTGTTATTGTCAACATTAGAATAGTCAGCGTTTAATCTAACGTAATCTTCTAATGTACCACCCGTTTCATTCATAAAGTTTACAACTTTTTCAATGTTTTCAGGTAGATTAATATTTTGTTCAGCAGACTGTTGTACGGCTTCATTAACTTGCTCTTGCAAAGTTTCAGTTTGTTCCTGTACTTCTTCTTCTGTTATTTCTTGTATTACCGGCTCTTCTTCGGCGGCCCGTACTTCCTGAGCCACTTCTTCGCTACTTGATTCGTCTTTGGATTCTTCGATAGTAGCATTGCTCTCATCTGTTGTATCGACTTGAACGGCATCTTCTTCTTTTTTAGTAAGGTCTACCTTAATGGTATCACTCGTTTCTGGTTGTTCTTCCGGTTTTTTTGACAAATCTACTTTAATTGTTTCGGGTGTTTCTGTCAATTGTTTCATTTTGCGGGGCTTTACTTTAAATTCCCCTTCTGTTTTTACTGCTTCCGCCATGATAAAATAATATATAATTAATAAAAAATATTACTTAGGATCAAATTGCCCTAAGTCAAAACCACCTAATACATCAAATCCTGCAGATTCAAATTTCTTAGGTGCTGTGTCGTTTTTTCTTTGATCAATCAGTTCAGATGATTGACTTGCTTGTATTTTAGTTCGTTCGTCTTTACGATCTTCTTTATATGCGTCTTTTGCTTTTATAACTTCCGCTTGTGCTTCGGCTAATTGCTTATTAAAATTAAATTCTAATTCCATTAAACGCATTTTAATTTCAGCTTCGCGCTCCATTTTCCCAATTTCAAATTGAGATTTACCTTGTTCAAGTTGCAATTTACTTTCAGTAAGTGCTTGTTGCTTTTGCATTTCCGCGGTTGCTGCCGCTTCTGAGGCCTGAGCATTAGCCTGCGCTTGTGCTTGAATATTTGCTTGTTGCGCTTGTTGATCAGCCTCTTGTTTTTTCTGACGTTTAATACGTAAATACTTATTAGCTAAATTAATATTATTAATATTACGTATTTCTATAGCATCATCCAAATATATAGAGCCTGATTGTAAAGCAGCCTGTATATTCATTTCTAAACTTTGCTTTTCTTCTGCGTCTGGTTCTAGCTGTAGGTAAATACCAAAATCATGCATATGCAAATTTGATATTTCTGCCAGCGTATTTACATTAAATTCATTAATGCTTTGTATTAAGCTTTCTTCTGTAAGCGCGAATTCAAATATATCTTTTGCTTTTAGTGAAATATTTTCACATAAGCGAAGCGTAATATATGAAGCGGCTTGTAATATATGTCTTGTAGCAGTATTTGAATTTGCTGCTGCAAGTTTTTGTAATCCAACTAATGCATTTTTATCTGGCTGGCTTCCATCGCGCGCTTCATTTAACCCGGTTACATCACGTATCATTTGTAGATAATACTGATATGTGTTAATAAGTGATGAAATTTTGCCTTGGCCTGAAGATGTTTGTAATTCTTGAATTGGCACTTTGCCAGGATTCATATCGCCATCTTGCGTAAATGATCTACCAACTATACTACCAGTTTGAAAATACATATTAAGCGCCTCTGCTGGATTGTAATTTGTGCCATTGCCTAAATCAACTTCTGCTAAGCCATCAACATCTACATATACACCATCTGGAACTATACGAGACATTACTTGTTGTAACTTTAAATGCGTTAGTTGTATCATATCAGCAAAACCTGTAATACGGCTAACTAGTGATTCTATGCGGCCTTTATACATTCTAGGCGCGGCTAAAGTATAATTCATTTCAACTTTAGGTGAATTAGAATTAGGGCGTGTCATATTTTCCGCAAGACCCCAAGAAAGCATTTTTTCGTGGCCTAATATTTTAGCCCCTGTATATAACACTTCAATTGTTCTTTCAACTCTATCAAAGTTATCGTTTTCAGGCGGATTAAATGTATCAGGCTTTTCTAAAGCTTTTTCTAATCCAAACTCAGTTTTCTTAATTTTGAATACTTGCTTTTCATATGTTTTATACTCAAAATATAAAACGCTAATAGTATTGTTATCGTTTTGGCCAAAATAATTTCTTATATAATCGTTGTTGCCAGGATACTTTTGTATTTGGGCTAAATCAGATTCAGTTAAATATGGAAACTGTTTAGCTAATTCAGATAACGATATTTGTTTTACTTCACCTACATAATACAAATCATCAAAATTAGGATCTTCTGTATATGAATAAACTAAATTAGCAGGGTCAACATACTTTGTGCGCAAGCCGCTAGATCTATTATATTCTGTTTTAGCAGCGCCAATACCTAATGTAACTAAATCATAAATAAAACGCTTACGAACTTCATCGTATTTATTTTTGTCTAATGTATTATTTATAAGTTCTTCTAATGCTATTTCTACAGACTCTTTGTAGTTAAGCTGCATGTAAACTTCAAACTCTTCTTTATCTTTGGGAAGTGCATTAGGATCCGGCACAGAAAAAAAGTTCATTCCTGTTTCTTGGCCTAGCTGTTCTAAATTTTGTCTATTAAACATATCAGATAATACTGTTTCAGCATATCTTGTTTTCTTTTGTCTTGCAATAGGGTCTTGAGCGTATGCTTTAATTTCATAATGTCGTTGCGACATACCGTTAACAACAATGTCAACAAACTTTGGAATAACAGGTACCGGCTTCCAATCTAAATTTAAATAAGATAAATCACCATTAATTGATAACTCATCTTTATATTTTTGAACGGATTGTTCGCCGCGAGCATAGAGTCTTCTTTTGTGAAACTCTTGATAATTAGCTGTAAAGCGATCGCCCCCGCGGTTATTTCTAAACCACTCGTTTTCGATAGCTCTTGCTACCTGCAAACCGTAATCTAATGTCTGCTTTTCCTCATTAGGTACCACCTGATCGGGAAACGAGCTAGTATAATTAGTATTAACCATTTATTTTATTATTTTTGAACTAAATCCTTTATTGTTATATTTTTTAAAACCAAGAGGCACAGACTTTAATACTCTTTCCGCCGATGGCCTATACCTGTTTTTATTGCAAGCCATAATCGCTAATCCAGAGCTAATAGTAGCATCGTGCTTTGTACGATTATTTATATTAAATGTGGCCCAATCTTCAAGCGTTTTTTGTAAATACATATCCCCATATATTCCGTCCGCAACTTCACCTATGTATGTTTCTATATAACTTTCAATTGCGGCGGCATGGGCTTGTTTAATATCTTCTGACGAATTAGGTATACCACCTATATCTTTTTCTGTTACAGATAACTTATTCCAAAGTTTATCTGGCCTGTTCATTGAAAATCCCCGATAACCTCTTCTTTTAAAATAGTAAAGCAGCCTGGGTTTATTATTTTCTATAAGTATAGGCATACCATAAAATATACAAGCCATTAAAACATCTTCAAAAAATATTTCAGCTGTCTGAGGTCTTGCGATATATTCTAAAAAAAACATATTAGGCGGGGCATCTTCCATGCTAAACTTAGTTAATCCGTGTAGCGCTCCTTTAGATCCGCGTTTATCAACTGTGCCTGATATATCATATGAATCACATCCAAACGCACCTATATGCTCATTGCCCGGATATTTAACGCCATTCTTATTTATTACACAGTTTTGTAATTTTTTTGGTGGTACCCAAGATATTTTAAATCTACCACTTTTATTAGGAGTAAAAATAACTTCGCTATCTTGTTTGCCATTTAACCATTGAAAGCTACCTTGTGTTACTTTCATATTATTAGATACCTCTTCGTTGTAATCTATTTGTTGGTATATTCTAGTAAGGTTGAATAAAGATTCTTTTGCTTCGTCACGGAAAGCATGCTGCTCCGTTCTTGGAAATTGACGGTAATATTCATTTAAACCGTCTTGGTCTTGTTTTAAACCGTCTACTTCGTTTTGCCAGTGTTCAATAACCCCTTGTTCAATAACTTCGCCATATGGTCCTTCAACTGGTTCTGTTGGCGTATCAAAGACAGGGTATCCATAAGCATTAATGAATCCTTCGTAATTCCACTCCATAGGTATAAACAAAGAATATAATCCTGAGCTAGTCTGTCCGTTGCGGTTTCTTTTTGTAACGTCTGAATCATAATATAACTTTTTAAAGTTTTTACCGCCTTTATCTAATGCGTTTGATGTTGATCCCATCATACATTTTCCAACAATACGAGAACCAAGTCTTAGTGTTGTTTTTGTTACGCGCCAGTTGTTTAATATGTTGTCAGGTCTTTCCCATTTACCAGATTCATCGTGTACTAACAGTTTTAGTTTTTCACCATCATAGCTGTTGTCACCTGTATTTTTCCAGTCAATAGTTGTATCTAGCCCTTCAAGCTCTTCTGGGTTTTCGCCTTGATCAAGCTTTCTTCGTGTTAGCTTTGAAGCCGGTACTCTATATGCTAACTCTGTTTTTGGACGGTCCATACCGTCTTGTATTGGTTTAAAAAAGAAAGGGTAGTTAACTGATATTGGTACTACCTTATCTGTAAACATTTTTTTGGCGTCGCCACCAGACTTTGATAAGATGCCGAATCTTGAATCTGAACTGATTGTTGCCAAATTAACAGTTTCGCCTGATGCCATGAATGAAAATCCTGAACGCCTGTTTTTGAGGTAGCACATACCGTAGCATCTTTGATCTGCTTTGCAAGCTTCCCAGAATATAAAGAATAATCTGTTTGATTCCCTAAACTCTGCTGCCCCAACATCAATCTTGGCCCACTGCAAGTACATATAATGAGCACCAGTAATGTAAGTAGCCACGCTTCTATTATAGAACCAAAAACCTTGTTCTCGACGTTTAAATTCTTCATCTATATAGTCATAATATTTTTCTTTGAAGTATTCTGGCTTTTGATTCCACTCAAATACGCTTTTTATTTTGCTAAGCTCTTGTGGATAATCAAGCCTACCCCATTTGTTAGATTTAAATTCATAAGGGTTATTTTGTTTAGGCAAAGCTATAGTTAAATTTTGTATGCTATACACTTCGCCAATCTCCCCAGTTTTACTAATGACTATAACATCAGATTCTTTGTCATAACCATATTTCCATTGCTTATATCTATTTTTTTTCTTAAGCACTTTAGGATCTATATAATCCGGTAGTATTTTAAATAAACTTTGCTCGTACATTACTTAGATCTTCCTTCTGCAAAGCCTTTAAATGATTTAGCTTTAGTTTCTACATCAGCGCCCGCCAGCATATTACGCTCTTCTTCAATTCTATTTAGAATTTCAAACGCATCAAATATTGCAAGCTTTTTTGTAGCGGCCGCGTTTTTAAGTCTATCGGCAGAAACATCATCTTCTGTATTTGTAATGATTTTTTCTTCTGCAACTTTTATAAGCTCCTTAACTGCTTTCTGCCCAGCTCGGATTATATTCTGTTTCGTTTCCTTTGAATTCATGCTTAATAGCTATATCATTTGATTTCATACAATAAAGACGTTCATCGTCTATAATAAATTCCCATTCGCTTTTAGGCGTAAACCCTACCAGGTCACCTGGGTTGATTTGGGCAGCTTTTAACGCATCATTGCTGTATTTTAGTATACCAATATGCTTTTGCTCTTTTTCAGTTGAATATGAGCTTGTTTCTTTAATAGGCTTTACAAGGCATCTATTATTAATCATAACCCAATCGTTATCTTTTTTATATGCGTAAACCTGTTCTAAATTAACAAAATACATATTGTCTTTAAAATATGTACTACCGTTTTTTTCTTTACCTTTCATATCATACCATCTTCTAAAGATGTTATGGTGTATAAGAATAGTATCGCCTACGGCTATTTCTGTATTAAAAGCAGCTGGGGTTGAAACTACAATAGCTTCTTTATTTATGTGACGAAAGCTTTCTATACTAGTATTTAGTAGTAGGCTATTGTCACCCAGTTTTTTTACGTTATTATATCTTTGGCCTTTTGGTTTTACTATAAATTGGTGTAACGCTTTCATTAATATTCAAGATCATACTCTACGGATATTGCCATGTTAGAATTAAATTTCTTCCACGGCAATACCTCTGAGTTTTTCTTAATAAAAATATTATAAGAAGAGTCGGTCTCATCAAAAAGTATAGAGTTAATTTCGTGTCCTCCGTATACTTGTTGGCCTACAGAATAATGCATTGCATCGCTTTTGTAGTCAGAACCAATACTAATCTTTCTTATCAGCTTCATCTTTTTCTATTTCGGTATACTCACCTGTTTCTAAATTAATATTTACAGAACCGTATTCCTCTTCTAAAGAATTTTTTGCTTCTTCTATTTCTTTATTTACACCTGCTAGCTCATGCAATAGTGCATGCTTATTAGCTTCTAATGTTCCAATATTTGAAACTGTAGCGTTTAATTTAGCTTGTAGCTCTTGCAATTGTTTTAATTGCTCATCTGTAATTTTACTCATTTGATTTAATTTAATTGATTTATATTTAACTAGTTATCTTTACTATTACTTATTTTTTTACCTTTTTCCCACGTACGACCCACAAAATAAGCGCCATACACAGTTATTAATAGCGACTGGAATATAGGTATATAATCTTCTGCTATTGAAAACTCCCCTATGTTACCATCAAAAAATGCTAATACAGAAAATATAAAGGTAAGGTATATAAGAACCATTGGCCTTATATTCTTAGACAAGAAGGAATCGGACTTCATATCCGACTCCCATCTTGCTGTTACTTGATCTTGAGCATCTTTATCCGCTTGCTCTAGCAGCTCTTCAATTTTATGTTTAGCCGCAAGTCTTTCTTCATCTGTAGTTGTTAAGTTGTCTATAACTTTACCAACATCTTTAATAAGACCTCCAGTTATTAATTGAAGAAGCTTTTTCATTTATTAATTTTTTGGTAAATACGGATTAGTTCCTTTTAATACAAATTCACCTCTTCCTTGCGAAGAAATGTTTTCTAAAGATTGACGGCTGCTAAAACTTGTGCCTTGTTTTCTTTTCCTTTTTTTAGTCGCTTTAGACGCTTCGCCGCTTTCTCCTCGCGTATATGCTCTAAATTCTTTAATACTACCTGGCGCTGAGGGATCGCGCATTACTCTCATTTCGCTGCCGCCCTGCACGAAAGTTGCTTTAGAACCCGCTGCCATTTTAGGAGCTTCAGTTGAAAGCGTTTGTCTTGTTTGGTATCCTCCAAGTTGTTGAGCTGTTGGCTTTGCTAAACCTTTCTTTTTAATAGTAATAGGCTGAGTAGCGGCATAATTCATTTCACTTCTAAGTTTTACATCTTCAGCAGAAACTCCTTTACCATAATCTTCAGATATAAAAGGTTTATTAGGCGTAGCTCCTGTGCCAAATTGCTTTTCAAATTTTTCCATTTGCGGTCTAACTGGATCAAATACTTGCATAATTTGTGCATCACCTCTAGATATTTTTTGATCAGTACCTGAATATGTTGTATTTTGCATTGCTTTTTCAACCTGGCGCTCCCCGTAACTTTTAGATTGCACTTTTGGTTTAGCGCCCGGCAATGTCGTTGTTGAATCTTCATATAACCCCCCTTGCATTTTATCAATAGCACCTTGTGCTAAAGTTTTTTTAGCTTGCTCAGCGCCGGCTTCTAACCTTAAACGTTGGTCTTTGGTTAAGTCAGGTTTATTTAAAGGCGACATAGACAATGGAGACTGGTCCCTCATATAAATGCCAGAGTCCTTCATTGCTATTGAGGATTTACTTTGATTTTTCATTTCTGGCTTTAATTGGCCAACTTTGTTGTAGGGTGATTTATATCCCATTGTTTTAATTTTTAGATTTATTATATGCTTCTCTTTCCCATGCAAGCATAGGCGAGCCTTCTTTCATTTTAGCCCTTGAATATTTTTTTCCTTTCCAGTATACATATTTGTCATCGTAGTCAAGGTCACCACGGCGCATTTGATTTATATGTACTTGTTCGTGTTTAATTACTTCTTTTGCTTGACAGGGCGGAAGATTTTCATCTATAATAATTGTGCCATTACGATTAGCTTTACCTAATATTCCATCTTGCATATTTACTGAATATACAGGGGTTGGGTCCATTTTGTATGGAGGGTTATTAAGTTTAAAAGCCATTATTTATTTTGTTTTCCGTATGGTACAACTTTATTAAGATAGGCTTGGCGCTCTTTACAACCGCATCCGCCGGGTATATTTAAGCCTTCGGCAAATTGCCGCGCAAGTTTATTTAAGCCTGTAGCTTTTGTAGCTCTTGCTATTGTATCGCCTAATCCTTGATCTTTCATATTAACAATTCCACTTTCTTCTTGCGGCTTTGCCTCTTTCAGATTTCCAACTTTTAGATCTTGCACAAAAAGCTTTTCTACGCTTCCACGCTTTACTTCCTTTTTTAAGTTTTGAAGGTGGTGTAGTTACAGCTGTTTTTAATTTACTGCCAGGGTTATCTTTACGATACTTAGCAACACCCTTAGCGGTCATACCACCACCGGCTTCTTTGCCTTTACCTTTGCCTTTTTTTACTTTAGCATAGTAACCCTTAGATTTTTTCCTAGATGGTGCGTCGCCTTTTTTCGCAAATGGCGAATTGTGCTGAACGTACATAATTATCCTTTTGCTCTTTGTGTAATAGGTCCTTGCAATTCATAAGACTTGCAGGGGTATTTTTTAATTTGCATACCGTTAGCACCTGAGCTACTGCCTTTCCCCATTGGAAAGCCACTAGTGTCTAATGGGCCGTCCCAAATATAAGACTCACCTACTGTTCCTTGTAGTGATGGTGCTTTGATTATTTTTTTGCTTCTATCGTCCATAATTATTATTTTACGTTATAAGTTTTTCCGCCAACTTTAAATGTGCTTGCCCCTGTTGCTTTAGCATCTTGTACTGCTTTAGCAAAAGTGTTTCCGTTTAAAGGTGAGTTTAAGTTTAAAGGCCCCAT